GGCCCTCTTGACCCAGACTTCGATGGTGAACGTGTCACCCACGTTCAGTTCGGCGGCAGTAACCGCCCAGTAGGCCATCCCACCAGCGGTATCCACGTCACTGACGATGGGCCCTGTCTGTTCGTAAAGGGGAGTCCCCGAACTCAGAGAGAGGTCGTTGGAGTTGCCGGACGAATCGATCCGATTCCCCGACTTCTCCTGCATCCGATACCAGGCCACAGGACTGTCAGCCAGTACCTCGGAGGCGTAGGACACTTCCCTACGTCAGCGATTCGATGGTGGCGAACATGCACGTCATCGTGCCCGTGGCTACCGATTGCGTCCACGTCGGCGAGAGCGCGTTGGCCGTCGTCGTGTTGATGTTCGTCGTGGCCGGTGCCGACACGGGGATCGTGTGCATGTCGAGGTTGCCTCTGAGCGTCGTCGCCGAGGCGTCGTCGTAGTCCGGCAGCCACGTCCGCCCGAAGGCGAGGGAGGCAGCCGACGTGCCGGTGGCGCGGCAGACAAGGAAGTACTCGGTGTAGAAGGTGAGGTCGGTCGAGGCGGCGGTCGGATCAGGCGCGTAGGCACCGGAGGCCGCCAGCGACGTGCCTGCCACGCCGCCCCAGCGAAGCCGCTGCGTAATCGTGCCCGGTGTCGTGATGACGGTCGAGTACTTGCCCCAGAGCGTGTACTTGAGCACGCGGCCGGGGTAGAGGTAGTTGGCCGGGAAGGTGAAGTCCGGCACCATGATCGTCTCGGCGGCGGCGGTGACAGCGGTGCCGTCCGCGATGGTCGCGTACAGCGTCTCGCGCCAGGACTGCAAGCCGCCGCGCGGCTGCTGCCAGGCGGGGAGCTTGCCTGCGCGCTCGAGGTGCTCGAGGATGGAGTCGGGGAGCCGGGAAAGGTCGGGTGCATCGCCGTCGAAGCCACGGATTGACCAGCCGCGCTCTACGTTCTGCTGGAGCTCTGACGGGTTCATATTTTTGCAATCCGGTTTGCGCCGTTATCCCAGGCCACTGTCACGTCACCGCCGAGCGTGACGGGAAGCCCCGAAGCCGAGTCCCACCAAAAGAGGAGCCAGGACGTCGACTCCACGCCGGAGTCCTTGTAGACGAGGATGGCTTCGCAGGCATCGCCGGTCGTGCCGGTGAATACGACGTCGTTCGCGTCCACGATGCCATCGTCGGCCGCGTCGATCAGCGTCATGGCGCCGGAAGTCTCTTCTCGTGCAGCGCCGGCTACGTCGTCCAGCGCGTCGTGCGTCGTGAGATTCACCGTGTAGTCGGCGGTGTCGACCAGTACGGTCTTGATCGTTGAGCCGCCGGACGCCTTCCACACGATGTCACCGAAGGCAAAGTGCTTCATGCCCGGCTGATAGAAGCCATTAGCCATTAGGTACTCCTAGCGTGACGGTTGACGTTTGGGCGAGCAGCTCTTCGCGCTCACCGTCCGATACGGGCTTGACTTCGCCATCGAGGACCTGGACGTAGCCCTTGGCCTGGAACTCGCGCGCCGTGTCGGCGTCGAGGCAGCCCACTTGGCCGGCGGAGATCGACCACTTGATCCGCTCGCGTCGAGGGTGCACCCAGCCGTTGAGATCCACGAGGGCGCGCACCTTGACTTGCGGCTTGAAGGCGCGCTCGACGGGAACGAAGCGCACGGGCTTGAGCTCGCGTGCCACTAGACGACGATGCCGAGCTGCGCGCCGAGCGCTTCCTTGATCTTGTCGATCTCGGCTTGGAGCTCCGCGATCTGCTTGCCGTACTCAGGGTCCTGTAGGACCGGCTTGGCTTTGGGCTTGGCTTTGGGCTTGTCCTGGGGCATTCATCTGTCCTTCCGCTTGTTCGGGATTCATTGAGGAGATCCGTGCTTGGTTCGCCATTTCGACGGCCATGTGTTCGTTGATGTGTTGCTCGATCAACTGCCACAAGCCTTGGTCGCCCGACATTTCCGCTTCGATCTGAGCTTCGCGGTGAATCGGGATATGCAGCGGAACCGGGTCGTAATACTGGACGGGGATCGGCTGGCCCTGAAGCATCAGATGGTTCTCGAGCTTCGCCTTGGAAAGATGCACGTCGGGCGTCGGGTCCGGTACGTCGAGCGCTTCGCCGGCCTCGAGCGACTGCTTGTACCAACCGACCCAAGCCGAGGGTGCCTGCTGGACGGCGCCCGAGTTGGCCGCGGCCATCCAGATGTCCTGCACCTTCTGTAGCTCCGCCGCCTGACTCCGCGGCTTGGCGCCGCCCTTGGCAACCTTGCACATGACGAAGGCCGGGATCTTGGTCGCGTTGAACTCCTCGAGCTCCATGCGTCCCTCTTCGCCGGCGAGGGGGATCATGCGCTCCGGTCCCCAGTAGCGGCGAATGTCGTAGACGGAGAGCTCCACGAGCCGGCCGATTGCGAGCTGATGCTCGCGGCGAATGGTTTGCCGCTTGACCTGATCGTTCTCGTTGAGAAGCGCGAGCTGCGCGTAGGTGGTAACGCCAGTCGGGTTCTCACCCAGCCGCGGCCCCCGGATGCCAGTCGCGTGCTCGAGATCGGAGCGGAGCATTTCGATGTCCCGGTACATCCAGTCGCCCGGCGAGAGACCGGCTACCGGCTGGGGCGGCCGCTCGTCGCGGTCTACCTCGATGACCTCCATAGCCAGCCCCTTGCGCTGCTTCGCCTTCGAGTTGGTCTCTACGACGATGTAGGGCAGGCCGCGGTCGATGATCTCGTTTTTTTGCGTCGCACGCTTGTTGACGGAACGCTGGACGTCTTTCGTGTTGCCGACGAGGCTGCGCGACCAAAAGCGGCCGGTCACCCTCCACCAATGGAAGTAGACGAGCCCCGAGTGGTAGGAGCCGTCGCCAAGCTGATAGGGCAGCATTTCCTCGGCGGAGACGAGACGCATCTTGTTGCCGACGAAGGTGAGCGTGCGCCCGCAGGCGTACCGCGGTGAAGGCTTCTCGTAGTAGGTGTAGACCCAGACGTGATCCTTGAGCCGGCCGGTTCCCGAACCCGACTCCGGTGAGCCGAGCGCGGAGTAGGTCTCCGTGATCTCCGCCTTCATATCGAGCCCGAGCACCGAGCCGATGTCCGTGTCCTCTTTGATGTCCTCGAGCAGATCGCCCCAGAGCGCTTTGGCCTGGACGAGCGGCGTCGGAAAGACGACGCACTCCCACGGGAGGTAGCGCTCGTGCGGCACGCCCGGCGGAAGCAGGAGATTGAAGGGGGAGAGGACGTCCCAGCAGATTCGCCCCTGCTGAATCGAGCGCATCTGCACGTCCGGGTTGGGCCCGTTGCCCATGAGCTCCGTCGCCTCGTCCTTGTCGAGTACCGGCTTGCCGCCGTAGAACGGCACGCTCTCTTCGACCATCGGGCCGTAGGTGGGATCGAACCGACAGCGCACGGCACAAGTGCCAAGGTCGACCACCATGCGCCGGACCTCTTCGAGCACTTCATCGCCGCGCCATTCCTCGTCCCATCCGTAGCTGAGGGCGAGGTTGAGGATCTCCTCGAATCCCTCGGAGGGCTCGTCCTGCCGGCGCAGTAGCAGTTGCGGCCGGTCGTCGCCGGAGCCGAGCTCGCCGATTGCCGTCATGCGGTACTCCGTGATGACGTCGGCGGAGTAGAGATCCTTGCCCTTGAAGTCCGGCGGAAAGACGAGGCGCCGCTGATCGCGGTCCCACGTCAGCCAATGCTTGCCAGCCGCGAACGCGAGATCGGAATGCCAGGTCGGCTCGAAGCGCTTGCGGTCCTCTTTCGCGCGGTTGATCTCGCGGCGAATCTTGCGTGTAGCCTCGTCACCCCCGACAATCTCCCCTTCGGGGAAGGCCAGCGCTAGTTCACTCATCAGTCAGGGAGGCGCTCAGGAAGCGCGACGAAGCGCTCGAGCTCCTCATCGAGAGTAGGCGCGGACTCTCTCGCAGGAGGAGGTTGCCAAGGTCTGCCAGCGAGGGAGCAGACTTGGTTCACGAGCAAGTCCTCGCGTCGGGCGGCCTGCCGGAGCTGCGAACGAAGCAGCGCGGAGAAGGCGAGGGTGACGAGACAAAGGGAGCCGATGGCGGCGAGCGCGACGTAGAGCATTCAGTTCTCCTCTTGAGCGAACCATGTATGGGCGTCGCCGGGTAGGTCGGCCCGCGTGAACCACTGTTGATGCCCGTCCTGCCACTCCGGGTTCAAGTTGCAGATCGTCATGTGCCCCATGTGTACGGACGTGTCGCACCAAAGCTCGAAGCCGGCCTCGAGCGCCTTGTTGCAGAAGTAGGCGTCATCCGACTGATGCGACTGCGAATCGTTCGGATCGGTTCGACCGTGGAGAAACCAGGGCGGCGAGATTGCGTCGAAAACGCGGCGATGTATGAGCATCCCGGCGCCGCCGAGGCGGTCACACTGGACGAGTCCCGCCGGCCTGTTCCGGTCGAGCGGCTTGCCGTCGACGCGAGCGCAAGTGACAAAAGGGGCTCGCCGGCCGAGCACGAGCGGCCCAACTATGTCCTTCTTGTGGGCCAGCAGCCGCTTCAGAATGTCCGGCTCGAAGGTGTGATCGTCGTCCATGAGCCAGAGGTAGTCACCCTCGAAAATCTCCACCATGCCGTTGCGGGCGTGGGCCAAGTCGTAGTTGAGGGCCCCGTAGATATCGAAGTTCGTTTGCTGCGCGAGCCGCGCGAGGTTGAGCGCAAACTCGGCATACACAAAGTCCCGCGTCGCCAGCCCGATTGTGCCGCTGGGCTTGTGCTGCGGCGCCTGCCCCGTCACCGCATGAGCGCTCTTGTCAGCGCCGTCGTGCGGGAGTTCTTCTTGCGGTAGGGCGAGGGGTGCTTGCGGGCCGAGCGGTCGAGCACATCGAAGCCGTGCTCTTTCACCCAAGCCGCGCCCTTGTTCGCGTAGAGGTAGCGCTGCTGCCGCCGAGAAACCGCTGGCATTAGAAGTACGAGAAGGAGCCGGCGGGGTAGTACGTCTGCTGAGGTTGCGTCAACGCCTGCATAACCGGCGTGAGGTACGGAGTCTGCGGGTAGCTCGTCTGCGGCGGCGGGTAGTACGGAGTGGGCTCCGGCACTTGCACCGGGACGCGCGGCGGCGTCTGAACCGGAGCCGGATCGATAGGCGCCGGGTGAGGCGCTTCGACCGGCAGGGCCGGAGCCGGCGGCGGCTCAGGCGCGGCCGGAGCTTCCGCTGCGTGCTGCGGCGGCAGGAGCTCGACGGGCGGCGGCCCGAGCGCCATCGGAGCGCTCATTTCGATGCTAGTCCCGATGGGAAAGCCGCCGGCAGGCTGGCCGGCGCCAATCGCTCCCGGCGACATCGCCGAAAACACGGGGTTGCCGATGCTGGACTTGCCAAAGACTCCCGATCCGCTCGAGGCGGGCTTGAACACGGAGCTGCGACGAGACTTGCGGCGCTTACTGCGGGCCATCAGGCGGTCCTCTTTTCACGGCATCGCGGGCAGGCCACGAGATAGGAGGGATGCGTCTTTGGGCACTTGCACGTCCACTTGGCCGTATACGGCTGCTTGAGCGAACGCTTCATCGGCTTCCCGCCCGACACTTGGACAAGCATCAGGCGGCGTTCTGTACGGTCAGAGCAAGGTCGGCCTCGGCGCGTTCGCGCAGGCGGGCCTCGAGCTGTTCGATGCGGCCGTCGCGCTGGGCCACATCATCGTGCAGCGACTCGACTTCTGCGTTGAGCGCCTTCACTTTCGGCAGTAGGTCCTTGATCTGCTTGGCGTAGTCCGAGTTCACGTCCTCGAGCGCTTTCCGCTCGTCCTCCGTGATACGGAGTTCTTCGGCGCGCTCGCTCGCGATGAAGCCGCGACGCATCGCGTCCTCTCGCGCGCAGCGGGCACACGAAAAGAGCATCCCGTGGGGCCGGATCTCTACATGCCAGAGGGTGAATGGGCCGTCCTTCTGCGAGCCGCAAAAGACGCAGGCGAAGGGCATGGACATCGGGCGGTCTACCAAGAGCGGTTCGAGCATGAGTCCTCCTAGACGTTGACGTAGCGCCCGACCGGAGCTTCGTCGCCGGCGACGGCGCGCTCGTGCTTCCACATGAGCAGAGCTCGAGCGTCCTCCGGTTCCCGGTCGCGCTCATCGAGCACGGGCGTCGCGCGGTGCCAGGACATCACGCCGTAGCGAAGTGCGGCGTGCGAGTGGCCGTGCGCTGATTCCCACTTGCCGTCTACTGCCTTGCCTGCCTCTCGGCCCTCGGCGGAGATCGGCGCGGAGCGGAGTTGCTCCGTCAAGTTCTTGCAAGTCGAGAAGAGGTAGAGCCGGGGAGCTCCCTCTTCTCCGTAGCGCGGGTGCCAGTCGGGGAACTTCCGCTGGCCGTCGAGGCGAAGCAGCTCGCGAACGCGGGCGTAGCCCGCCTGCCGGTCATTGTTCGCCCCGACGAGACCGCGGAAGCCGTGAGCCAGGTACTCCGTGAGCACGCTGGCCGGCCGGCCGCCTCTGCTTTGGAGACCCGTTTGCGCCTTGATCGCCGGGTCGCAGTAGACGTAGTGACTCTGGAAGCGCCCGTACCAGTCACGGGACTGCCACCAGTTGAGATCGCGTGGGGGGCCGTCTCCTTGGCGCCGGCGGAGGACTTCCGCGGCGTGCTCGGAGACGAGCCCCGGCGAGTAATACTCATCGAAGCAGACCACGTTGCCGTCGTGGTCGACCGCGAAGGGATACCAGGCGGTCGGCGCCGCTACACCGTGGTCCATCGCCTCGAAGCGGTGCCAGTTGTCCGGCAGCACGAAGGGCGAGACGACGTGCGTTGCGAGATCGAACTCCGGGTAGGCCGCGCCCTCGAACGATCCCCACTCGCCCTCAACAAATGCCTTGTACCAGTGGGGCCGGGTCTCCGCCGTGGCGAGCATCCCCTCGAGGTAGTCGTCGGGCAGATGCTCCGCGTTGTCCGTAAGTCGGACGTGAACGTAGCGGGCGTTCTTGTCGCGAGTCTCGTCGTTGACGAGGCGCCGGTAGACCCAATGCGTCGTGCCTGTCGGGTTGGCTACGCCGATCAGCTTGCGCGGGCCTCGAGGATCGGAGAGTCGGCCCATCAGCGTGTCGTAGATGCGCTCGCCCTCCGGGCCGGCGTCGAGCTCTTCGATTTGATCGATCAGGACGGCGTTGAGCGTGAGGTTGAGCAGCTTGCCGGGATCGTCTAGCGAGCGAAAGAGGATCTCGGAGCCGTTTATCAGCCTCACGATCTCGTCCGAGGCGCGGTACTGAGAGATCAGATTGGGCGCGATCAGCGGCGGTAGAGCTCCGTCGCCGTAGAGCATCGCCTTCTGTGTCGTGTCCTTGAGCTCGCGGTAAGTGAGCCGAGAAACGAGGTAGGTGCCCTGGGTCTTGACCGCCGTGGCGACGAGGAGCATGGCCGCGGCCTGCGTCTTGCCGGAGCGGATAGCCCCCCCGAAGAGAACAGTCTTTACGCCGTCCGTGTAGAACTGCTTGGCGAACTCGAGCTGCTTCGGGGTCGCCGTGAAGGGTCCGGCGGCGTCCACCTAGAAGTATTTTCCGCGGAGGGCCCTACGAGCTCTACGCCGCTCGCGATTGTGCTTGGGGTCGTAGTGTAGGACCATATCGCCCTTCGGGTGCGGTGAGGGCTGGCGGTCCTTGCTGGCCGGAATCGCCCGCTTGCGACCCGTACCCCGACGCGCTTTCCCCCCCGCCGCACCGACCTGTGCGAGCGCGTGCTTCAGGCGGATCAGCTCGATGTCAAGCTGCGGGGGGCCCCACGGCGACTTCTGGCCGAGGAAGCCCTCAAGTCCGCCCGGTCCTTCTGGCATCCAGGGAGCTCCGAGTGGCCCCTGCGGGTGCGAAGGCGGCATCTGCGGCATCGGCCCTTGGGGG